GAGAACGGGTTCAGAGAGCTCCCTTGAGTCGAGAATATAATGTGCAGTCCTCTGATAGCCACTCACCGCCGGGGGCAATGCGGTGAGGGACCAAGCGAAGTCGGCAACATTGACGTTAGTCGTGTCGGACTTGTAGCTGTGGATCGAGGGCGAAGCCAAGACGTTGTACACGAGATGGATTCTGTAGCCCAGAGCACCCGTCAGATCATTTCCGATGAACGTCCTGTAGGAAAGACTGAACGGCTTCCTCTTCTGCCGAGTAGCAAGGAAGCCGGTACGAACAGAAGCATTGCCGTCGCAATCTTCGAATTCGTCGGGGTACGTGTACGCGGACAATTGCGCTTGATACTCTTCGGGCGTAGCGAGATTAGAGTACTTGTCGCCGTCTACGTACAGTGGTTTCGCAGCTCCGCCTGAGATGTTCTCCACGACTGAAGTGAGACCACTCCATGGAACACCCGGCTGATTTCCAATGTACAGAACACCTCGGTCAACTCCTGACTGATAGATGCGTGAGCCTGCCGCACCCCAATTGATCGCGGTCAAGGTCAACCCCTACTTTTCATCTCGGCTCGCCGGGCTTCGTTGAGTGCGCGGTTCCGTGCTGCCACTTCAGACGGAGTGAGCTCTTTTTCGGGTTGGTTCTTCTCGTTGCAGACTCTCACGAGAGTCAACAGTTTGTTGAGGTGCCAATACTGACACTCGAAGGGGATGTTGAGAGCCACCATCCAGTAGTAGATGATCTCAGCGGTGATGATCTCTCGAGCCTGTTGAACTTTCTCGTCCTTGAACCAAGTCGCGGTCTGACGAGAGTTGATGTAGGCGTTGATCTCTTCGATGTTACCCACCGACATTCCGTCATAGACGTCGTCGGGAACGTTTTCGGTGAGCGTCATCGCCTTGATGTACTCGAGGAGGTCCTGGCCGCTCTTCTCCTCCCTGGAGATGAACGGCTTCTCAGTGATCGCCTCCCATTTTGACAGAGAAGCCAGAGAGTGCTCCAGTGTCAGTTCGTACTCCCCGACAATGAACTCTTCGGTTATCTCATCGAAGAAGTCCTCGCCGTAGGGAACTTTGATCTTGAGCACTCTCTGGTCTCCGTTCGTTCGACTAGAAGGTGATCAGCCACTCGTTGACGTTCGGGTCCGGGATGTAGTACCCGGCCGTCGGCGTCGCCATGAACACGGTGTCGACCGTGATCGTGACCGTTCCCGTGACGAGGGTGGCCACACCAGCGACGACCTTGTAGTACTGCAGGCCGGTGACGACGGGGATGGTGACCACGTGAGTCGAGGAGTTGTAGGTCGGGACCGTCGGGACAGCAGTCGACATGGTGCCCGCGAACATCGCCAGGACCTCGTCGGGCAGCGGCAGACGACCGTTGACGCCGGAGGTGCCGTAGAGCGTGTCCTCCAGAGTGGCCAGTGCGCTGGGGTTGACCTTGGTCGAGTCGATCACCAGCGTGGACGTCGGCTTGTAGCCGGTCGCGCTGATCGGCACGCAGGTGACGGACCAGGTGAACTCGTTCGCGGACGGGCTGTCGTTGATGGTAGACCAAGCCTTCTGGGACGGAGCCGCGGTGCAACCCCAGACCAGGTGGAGCTTGTAGCCCTCGTCGGTCCCGACCAGGTCGTTGCCAATCCGGGTTCGGTAGCAGAAGCCGAAGGTCTTGCGGCTCTGCTGGCCGACCGCGACGCCGATCTCCGGCTCGACGGTGCCGTCGCAGACACTCCACGCGTCGGGGTAGGTGTAGGCCGAGAGGTCGCAGCCGAAGTACTCCGTCGAGGTCAGGTTCAGGTATCGCGTGTTGTCGGCGTAGAGGGCCGTGGCGGTTCCGCCGACCGGCTTCTCGGTGACCTTGGTCAGACCGTTCCACGCATAGGCGTTGACGTAGTTCCCGTTGTTGTCCGGAATGAACAGAACACCCTTGTCGACGCCAGTCTCGTAGACGTGGTTGCCGACGGTGTCCCAAGTGAGAGCCACCATGCGGAGGTTCTCCTCTCAGAAGTAGAGATTGAAGACGTCGTGATTGAGGTTGCTCGCCACGAAGAACCGATTTCGTCGGCACATTGGAAGTTGGGCAACCTTATCGGGGATCGCGCTGTCGGGATCAGGATCGATCACTGTCACCTGATACCCGACAGTGTGGTGGTAGGGATTGTTGTCGGCGAAGTTCGAAATCCCGTTGTAGCGCTGGTACACGATGCAGGGGTACTGCATTTGAGTCTCAGACGGCGGCTGAAAATATACATTCTCAGTCACCGTCAAAAGCAGCGTGTGAAGATCAAGCCTTCGGCCCATTGTACGAGCCCCCTAACGTGAGAATGAGACGGGGGCCCTGGACTTCCACGTTAGTGACGGTCCAGAGCACCCCGTTCCATTCGACGTAGCGCATGGACAGGAAGTTTTCGACAGCGTACGCATCAGCCATTATGGATATGCTGTTGTTAACGACAATGTCGTCATTAACTTTGGCATTGTCTTCGAGACGTCGAGTGTTTCGAAGAACGTCACCGTAGTAATAAACTTCGGTGATGGTGGAGTTCCATATGCCAGGAGCGGTTTCCGTAGTTGAAGAGGCGTAACCAACCTTGCCGTAGAACCTCCTAGAAGCCATGAGCTATCAGGAGGTGGAGGTGGTCGAACCCACCTCGAAGTGCCACTCGTTGCCCATGCCGTCGGTCTCGAAGTAGTAGCCCGAGGCCGGGACGGCGAAGACGTTGAGCTCCTGACCGGCGGTCAGCGCGGTCTGAGCACCCGCGGTCAGCGTGGAGTTGTCGGCCATGTTCTTGTAGACCACGCCGGTGACGGTCGGGATGGTGACCACGCCGGTGGACTTCACGAAGGTCGGAGCGGTCGGTGTGGTCACGACGTTGGTGGACGTGGTGGTCTGGACGACCAGGGCGGACTTGACCTTGGTCAGAGCGCCCGAGATGCGGGTCTCCGTCAGGTACTTGTACTGGTTGTAGTCGATGTCGAAGAAGTCGAACAGACTCACCTCGCCGCCCTTGTTGGCGCCGATGTTGTAGTCGACCATGTTGACGATGATGCCGATGACGTTCGGCAGCGTCTCCATGACCTCGACGGGAACGATGTCGTCGACCAGCATGGCCGCGGCCAGCTCCGCCTTGTTGTTGTACAGTCGGCGGCCCAAGGTGTCCTTGACCAGCAGCATGTTCGCCAGCGTCGGCAGGGTGGTGTAGAAGGTCGGCGTGCCGGTGCCCTTGTAGAAGCGCATCGAGCGCACGACCGCGTCGATCACCTCGACGTACGAGGAGTTCGAGTCGCCGAGGTTGACGAACACGTCGGTCTTGTAGAGCTCGTGCTCGTTCACGATGGAACGCAGACCGGCGCCGGAGGACGCGGCCGCGGGGTCCGAGATCTTGTCGGGGTCGTCGATGGCGCGACCGTCGCTGATCAGGATGGCCCGCGCGATCTCCTCCCGGAGCATCAGAGCCATCTCGCCCTTCATCCACGCCACGACGTCGAAGTCGGTGATGTCGATGACGTCGTCGCGGTCGATCTTCTGCTTCTTGTAGACGGTGGTGGCAGAGGTCGTCCGCTTGGTGACGGTGAACCACTCCTCCTTCTTGTAGTTCCCCTTGATGTAGCCCATCGCACGGGCTTCGTCCTGGGTGATGTCGGCCACGATCGACCGAACGTTGGAGAAGGGGGACTTGGAGCACTTGTTGAGGACGCCCTCGACCCACTCCGTCCGCCGCTGGTTGAACTGCGGCGTGTTGGTGATGTTCTGGAAGTTCGGGAACAGGACGTCGATCGGCTCGATGCCGTGCGCCAGCTCGTCGGCCTTGAACACATCGTGGCTGAGGGCGTACTCGTTGACGAGGTCGCGCAGCGAGGAGACACCGCCGCCGCGCTGGGCCAGCTCGAGGACCTCCTTCATCTGGCTGTGCGACAGCCTCTTCTCGGTCGGCTCGGAGCCGGTGTTGCGCTGCTCGAACACGTTGCGGGTCATGGGGCCAGCTCCTCCCTGGTGGCTGAGGTCGTCCTCGCCGGAGTTGTTGTTTTCGGAGTGTTCGGCGGAGTTGTCCGCCTCGACGCCAGCCTGAGCGTCGTTGTCGCCGTCACCGTCGGGGTCCTGAGCAGCCTGGGCTGCGGACTCAGCGACGGCTTCCACGAGCTTCTGCTGGATCGGCGTCATGCTGTCCCAGATCTCCTGGGCGGTCGGCTCTTCCGCGTTGTCGGTACCGGTCGAGTCGGTGCCGTCCGCATTGGAGCTGTGGGAGAAAGATTCGCCGGTGCCGATGATCGCGGCGTCGTCGATCTCGGAGATGTCGCCGTCGGCATGACGAATGGTGACCGGGTCGATGAACGCTCCGGGATTCGCACCGGCCAAGACCAGACTGACCTCTCGAATCATGCCGTGCATGACCCTCTTGGATTGCTCGATCAGCTGGTTGGCGTAGATCGAGAGTGCCTTGATGTCGCCGTGCTTGATCGATTCCTTGACGTGCTGGGCGGCTGCGGTGTTGTTGAAGTAGCAGTCGGCCAAGACGCCTTCGGCCTGGTGGCGCAGAACGGCGCGACCGAGGATGTTCTCGGGATTGGTGTGCGAGTGCTGCCAGACGAGAGGGACCGTCTGACCGTCCATGTGCTTGAACGCGTCGGGCATGATGGTGCGGCCGTCGGAGCACACGAGGTTGGCCTTGGTGGCCCAGCCAGTGAAATCAGGTTCCATTTTGACTGTTTCCTCCTGTCCGTGAGAGTTGAAGTTGTTTGACTCCGGCAAGCTGTGCTTGACTCGGTGGGAACGGTGGCCTTGGTGCTGGTTGCAGCGGTCTCGGCGTTGGCATGTTGCTGTTCTGAAGCATGTCCGCCTTCTTGTCCTTGGACGGCTTCAGGCCGATGGCTGCACGGAGCTCGTTCGGCGTAGCGATCTCGTTTCGAGACAGCATGTCGGCGATCTTCGCGAACTCTCCCATCGGAACGAGAGCAAACGGGTCGCGGAAGTAGACGATCGTCTGTCCCTGAGTTCGTGCGGTCTTGGAGAGGAACGTTCGAGCCATGGCCTCTGTGATGGCCTTGACGATGGGCTCGATGGTCCTCTTGTTGTAGTTGAGCATCGCTTGCTCCGACGCCATGCCATTCATGATGGTCGCGTCGATGCTGAGCTGTCCGTAGAGCATCTCGGTCAGGTACTGAATCTGAGCGAGAAGATTGTTCTCCGCGGGACGGTTGAGCTGTGTGATCTTCTCGGTTCCGTCTGTGTAGGCAATACCGTACTTGCTGCCCTTGAGTTGGAACTCGATGTCCGATCGTCGTTGCTCGGCCTGCTGTCTACGAGCGTCAGACTTCACGACATACGGAAGCTGAACGATCAAATCGAGCTTGCCTGAGCTGGAGGCCTCGTCCACGGCGTCCAACATGTTGAGCTTCCGAATCAGTCGCTGAAGAGTCGAGCTTGGCTCGTTCATCACC